GCACTAACATCTTGTGCTAATTCTGGAGTCCATTGTGATCTCATTTTTCTTGTTTCAACAGAAACAGTTACTTCATCAAGACCAAATGTTACTTCAGCCATTTCTGAATCTTCTTCAAGATCAGAATATGTCTTGTAAACACCTGTGAATACTGGAGTGTTAGTACCACCAGTTAATGCTTGATATCCATCAGTACCAGCGTATGATAAATCAACGATTAATATTATGTTACCATTTCTATCAACGATAGCTTGACCATAAGGCTGAACTTTAACATTAAATGGAATGCTTTCACCAGCAGGAATACTTTGATCTGTATAAGGAGCAGGAGCACCGAATGCAGTATCAGAGATAATTCTCAATCCAGCAAGGAATGATTCGCTATCCATTGGAACACCAGCAGGGCCTACTAATTTACCTTGGTCAGTTGTATTAAAACCACCCATAGTAATAACAGCTTGTCTGTTACCGTCAGCATATGATACTTCAAGTGTAGTTGTACCAGTTTCTTGTGTAATTTTACCTTTAGAAAGGTCAAATAATGAATCACCTTCTTCACCATATTCTGATGCGTAGAAAGAATCATATAATGATCTTGATTCAAACTGAGTACCCGATGAAGCATCAGCAGCATTTGAATACGCTCCATCAGGAGAAGTATGATCAGTACCACCGTTAGTTCTAACACTAGCTTTAGGATTAATGTAATATAATTTACCGATTGGTAAGTTAAGTGCTTGTACACTTACTAAGTCATTTGCTAATAATTTAGCGAATACTCTTCGGATAACTGGAAACGCAACAGTCTCAAACTGTCCAGATGATGCAGAGTCACTTGACTCATTAATCATATTTGATAACTGATTCTCAAATAATTGACCACAGTTTTCTTTAACGTTACCTTCTAGTCCTTCTAAAAGACCTAATTTATCCCATCTTTGTGTAGTAACTTCTCTAGTTTCACGTAGTTGCTTTAAACCGATGTTTCCTACCTCTTGACTTTCAATTAAAAAACTCATATTTTTTTTGTTTAATTTTAATGTTTATTATTTTTGAACTGCGTAATTCATCATTGATTTTATTTTATCTAAATGACTTTTACCCAATGCTGTTTTTTCAACAACTTGTTCGGTTATTTTTTTCGATGATGACGGGTCAATAGAATCATTGAATTTACTTTCAATACTCTCATCTTCAATACCTTCATCTAATGTTTCTTTCTTAACGTTCACCATCTCCGAAAGAAGACCTTTGTATACATTCTCAGATTCAGTGATTGACTCTACACTTTTAAACTTGTTCACGATGTTTTTCTTCTCATCAATTGAAAGATTACCTTCCTTAATTAAAAGATTGTTTACGTGAGCGATGTTTGTATTAAGCACTGCCATTTCCTGTAACTGATTTCTGTATTTTGCTAACACACCTTTGTAAGTTTCATTAGTAGATTCTAAATCAGAAGTTTCAGATTTTACTTCAACTAATTGCTTAGACAATTTCTTGTTCTCAGCCATTAAAGCTTTAAGTTTTCTCTCGTCACCTTCTCTCATAGCTGGTCTCATTCTATCTTCTCTGTGCTTTCCAGCAACATCGATATTAGGATTCTTACCACCTTGAACTTTTCTCTGAGCTGCATGAGTGTTAATTTGATTTTCATCCATTTCTTCACCATGCTCTTCGTCATGTTCTTCTTCGGTCATGTTACCCATACCTGTAGTTCCAGCACCTTTATTGGCACTTTGACTTGCAGCACTACCAAGGCTTTTTAATGCCTGTGCAGCTTTAGGTGAACTTTTTTCTAGATATTGCATTAATTGATCTATACCAACACCAGCACCGAATATACCTGCTATTCCTGCTGCTACTGCAGCAATGCTTGATGGGTCAACCCCTTCATGCATTTTTTCTGATTTATTGTTCATTTCTTCCAATTCATTTACTTTACCTTCATCCATTTTGCCTTTATATGATTCTTTATACATTTCATAAAGTTCATTGCATTTTTCTTCTCCCATGTTATCAGTATAACCTTCGCCATACATTTCTTTCATGTGAGAGTCAAACTTCTCGTGAAGTTCTTCGTGCATTTTTGCTTCATCCATTTCATTAATCATTTCGGACATCATTTCGTAAAGGTGTTTTAGTTTTGCGTAAGGATCGCTAGGATTTTCTTCTTCAGTTTGCATTTTCTCAACTTCATGCTGTACATTTTCCATTTCATCAACATCAATTGTCTCAAACAAGTCTTCGTCAGTTGCATCTTCGTAAGCTTCCTCAACTTCCTCAATAGACATTTCTCTCATGTCCATTTCATTCATCTCATCTTTTTGAGATTCTTCCTTATCATCAGTGTCTTCTTTCTTACCTTCGTCATGAGGCTCTTTATCTTTTTCGTCTTTAGCAGACTCGTTTACTGATTCTTTATTTTTTAATTTATTTATTTCTTCACTAAGAAGTTTTTCAAACTTCTCTGGAAGTTCTTTAGCTATTTTATTCTTAGCATTTTTATCTGCAGCCTCTAAAATGGATTGCATTTCAAGTACTGCTTCTTCTAAAACTGATTTCGTATTTTCTTTTGCCATAGCTAATTAAATTCTATAATTTGTTTATAAATACATTCCAAAAATTAAAAAGTACAAATTTTTATAAATTCATGCTTTTAAAATTTGATTTTTTGGTACATTTTTTTTATTTTTGCACCATTTTTCTTAATTTATAGTAGAAATTTATTTATTGCTGTAGTTATTTTTTCTGTATTTTCGTTTAAATTAGTTCCTTTAGGTGTTATATTTTCCTCCATACTAGCACCAATCTCCATCTGATTCATATCTGGAAATAAGTATGCACCCGGTGTACTTGGTGAAGCAACTAAGTCAAAACAAATTAATTCAAAATCGTCTTGAACAACATTCTCACCATTTACTTCTTTTAATGACCCAACACCACGAGAAGAAATTCCTAGTTTAATACCACGTTTTAGATATTCAACTATTTTATCTCCCACCATGCAGACAATACCTTGTTTCATGTATGCTGGTGATGTAATTATTTCAAGTTGACCATAAAGTACATTTTCATTTTCACCAGCACCCCACCACATCTTTTTTATATTGTGTGATAGGTTATGTAATGATACTACCGAAGAATCTGGGTGATCTGTTTCAGATACTGCTGAATTACCATCAACATTTTTTTGATATTCTCTTATTTGATCAATAAGAACTTCTTTAGGATAAATTCTACCATTCTTATTTTTTACTCCCCATTTTTGAAGAATACAATTTATTAGTACTGGTTCATCTGGTCTTATTTCAAAACCTTCTCTAAGTAAGGTTGGGTTTAGATTTGTATCCACATATCCAGCATCACTTTCAATCAGTATCCCAAATCCACTTTGACCTCTTTCAAGAATTTTACTCATATTATATTTTTTTATAAATACCTTTAATTTTATTTTTTATTGATAATTCTCTCAATAACCGTTAAAACCTTCAACTCCTATGTGTAATAACATTAAATATTGGATCATTTATATATAAATAGTTCTTGAACATGCCAAAACATCCAAATTGGTTTTATTATATGTAGTATTTATGTGAAAATTTACAAATGGCAATTAATAGTGTTAACAATGGAAATATATTACTGATCGATCCAATGGATGCAGTAAGTAATTTACCTCAAGATTTGAATGGTACACCCAATTATGAAGAAATGTTTATATTCGTAAGTCTTAGAACTAGACGAAGAAGAAGAAGCGTAATAAAATTTGAAGCAGGTGATACTAGTTTGGTTGAAAGCCAAGTAAGTGACACTAACATTAACATGCTTGGTTATGATACTGAAAGTGGTAACTACACAACTAAGTGGACTGAGAGTGAAACTAACAGTGGAACAATATTAGAAGGGTTCGGTGTAACAAATATTAGTATTAAAACAAACTCGTCATATATACCTCAAGTAACTATTGAGTTTACCGATATAAAAGGATTGGCTTTTTTTAATAAAGGTA